GATTGTGATATCACCGTTCGCATTGCTGCCAATGCTAAGTGTGTGGGGGTTGCTCTCGACGAATGCTGTAAAAACGACATCAAGATCACGGATGTGATGCTTGGCCCGATCTAGCTTTAGCCTTGCCTACGTCCATCCCGCCGCCGAGATGCGCGCCCGGTCAATCTTAGGCCGCGGCGTCAGCCGCCGCGCGAACTCGTGGACGAGCCCGCCGTGCACGGTAAGGCAGGCATATTGCAATGCGTCGCACACGTGGCTGAAACCTTCCTTGTCAAATTTCTCCGGTATTGTTTTCAGCGCCCCCTGTCGATGCCGTGTATATCGGTATCCGCCACTCATGGCCCGCACCAGGAACGGGCATCCTGCCCGCGAGATCATGAGTGCAGGGCCGCCGTTGATCTGCTTTCCGAGCAGTGCTTCCACGGCTCTAAGCCGTGCGTCTATTTCATTGGTCGGTGCCGGGAATGCAGGAAGGCCCATTCGTTTAAGCGCATCGAAGCAGCTTTCTTCTGCAATTGTGCCTTTGGCAATTCCTGACGGATCGCCAACGATAATTACCTTCATCCCCATGAATTTTTCATTCATCAACTTGGGCCGCAGATTTTGTTCGACGTGCTTTTCCAACCCTATGTTGGCAGCTGGCACCTCCTGATGCACCAACAGCCGTCCGATATGATCCACCTGGCAGATCACCGAGAACGGATCGCGTCCAAAGTCTTGTCCCACAATCAACGGATAGCCCGGTATGACAAAAGTATCCGGCACGACATGAAACGACGGTTTGAAGGACGCCTTGAACACCGCTTCGCCCGAGGGGTCGTCGCCATATTCCGCGTAGACGTAGCGTCGGACCCATGGATGGTCTGAACCGTACATCTGCAGAAAATGCTCGTAGTACTTCCGCCCTTGCGCCCGCCTTATCTCCGATCCAGCCGGCAGCCGTCTTGTTTCGTCGGTCTGCAGCAGGTGATCGAGGTTCTCGGCCTCCTCGCTCATGCCGGAAGGCTGGATGAAAATCTGCCAATTGGCCGGGGGCTCAGTCATGAACTTGTGCCAGTCCGAGAGCTCCATCGGCATGTTGGTGTCCGCCACTATTCCGTACCAGGTCGGCGAGCCGCGATTGGCGGAGGGATACCTGCCGATGCGTCCCGATACCGGGGCCAGAACATCGAAGTTCATCTCGATCGCTTCACTAAGCCATGCCCCCGTCAACTGCATCGACAGCAGGCGAGCCTGATCCTCGGCGTTCTCCAGCGGCACGAATATCCATTCCGATTTCACATCGCCAAACTCGAGAAGGTAGGTGTTCTCGCTGACCTTCCATTCGCCCAGCACTGGCGACAGCCATGCCTGGCAGTCCTTGAGCACAGTGTCCTTGAGCTGCTTGAGCGTCTGCCGCACGATGGCGAACCTTGAGTACCTGTAGCCATCGTCCGCGCGCGCCTGCGTCATGGCCCGGCGCAACATCTCCATGACGCAAGCCGTGGTCTTGCCGCTTCCGACCGGGCCGGCGCAAATCCGCCCGAACGCCTCCGACTTCATGAACCGGGCCAGCGTCGGCGGTGCCGTGTAAATGACCGACATATTATCAGAACATGCGATCGGCCGCGCGCGCCAGGATCATCGCTATTTTCCGATGCCCGGAAACTTGGCCTTCACCTTGGCCCTGACCTTGGCCTTCTCGGCGCTCGATCCATGCTGCGCAACCCTGCTCAAGGCGGCCCTGGCGTGAGCTTTATCGGGAACCGGGTAGCTTCCGCTGCCCTTGCCCTGCGGGCCTTCGCCCTTGCCAGGCAGCGCGAAGCTACTTGAGGGAAGTTCTTGACGCTGTTTTGCCGTCAACTTTGCCATTCCTGCCTCCATCCTCAATGCCGATTGCAATCGGCTTGTCGAACGTCTCGACATCGGCGCCCATGTTGATCTGGATCACGAACCGCTCGGCGTCGGCCTTGTCGCCCTCGCCCCGCTCCATGCCGGCGCTTTTCATCAATAACTTGCCGACGTCGTTGGCCACCGCCAAGTTGGTATCGTCCCGCAGCGCCCGCCGCGTCAGCACAGGCAACAGCTGCTCGAAATAGGCCAGCGAGCCCACCTGCACCCGATCCTTGGTCGAACCGACCGAATTCCATTCGCGGGCGAACTGCTCCTTGACCTTGGCGAAGAATTCGTTCTTTTCGATCTGGTAAAAATCGGTTTCGTCGATGCCGTAGTCGGCAAATATCTCACGGTAATTGCGGATGTTCATGACGAGCTCGCGGGCGAGCTTGGCCAGCGCCACGTCGTCGAGATCGCGATAGCCCATGACAGCCTCTCGGCTTTCGTATTAATCTTTTCTCCCATGGCGGACAACAACGTCTCTTCAATCGGCCAGCGCGGCGTGCTGCAGTTCGCATCTCCGGCCATGCTGGAGGCGCAGGATCTGCAGCGGCAACAAGCCGCCGCGGCCGCGCGCTCGCCTCCCCAGCCCGCCCCGCCGCAGCTTGCGGCCTATATCCGCTCCCAGTTCGAGATCTTCCGCAATCATCGCAACACGGCGTCGGGCTGGTCCAACCGGCTGATCGAGGCGCTGCGCATCTTCAACGGCCAGTACAGCGCCGCCAAGATGCAGGAGATCCTGAAGTTCGGCGGCAGCCAGGTCTATGCCCGCCTCACCGCACAGAAGTGCCGCGCCGCCTCGTCCCTGCTGCGCGATGTCTACCTCGGCGCCGACAAGCCATGGGCCGTGCGGCCTCCGGCCGAGCCAAAGGTGCCTGACGACATTCTCCAGAAGATCACCAGCCTGCTCGCCCAGGAAGACCAGATGGTGCAGCAGACGACCGGGCAGGCGCCGCCGCCCGATGCCGCGCGCGATCGCCGCGCCGCGCTGCTTGAGTCGGCCGAGGAGGCCGCCAAGAAGAAAGCGCGCGAGCAGGCGCAGACGAGCGAGGACAAGATCGAGGAATTCTTGCGGGAAGGGATGTTCTACCATGCGCTGGCCGAGTTTATCGTCGATCTTCCAATATTTCCGTTCGCTTGCGTCAAGGGTCCGGTGGTCAAGATCATACCGCAGGTCGTCTGGCCGCCGGGCGGTGGACGGCCCACCGTCAACCAGATCCCGAAGATGATGTGGACCCGGGTGTCGCCGTTCGATCTGTGGTGGACACCCGGCGTTGCTGACATCTCAAGCGCCAACGTCATCGAAAAATCCCGCCTAACCCGCGCCGAGATCAACGATCTGCTCGACCTGCCCGGTTACGATCAGGCCGAGGTGCGCGCCGTGCTCACCGAATACGGCCGCGGCGGCCTCTACGACAGCTGGGACACCACCGACGCCGAGCGCGCCGTCCTCGAAAGCCGCGAAAACCCGGCATGGAACCGGTCCGGCCTCATCACCCAGATGGAGTTTCACGGCAACGTGCAGGGCGAGATCCTCCAGGACTACGGCATGCCGGGCGTGACCGATCCGATCCGGGACTATCATATCGACGCCTACTGCATCGGCTCGCACGTCATCAAGGCCAACCTGTCGCCGTCGCCGCGCGCGCGGCACAATTACTTCATCACCAGTTTCGAAAAGGTGCCCGGCACCCCGGTCGGCAACGGCCTGACCGATATGATCAGCGATCTCCAGGATGTCGCCAACGCGACGCTGCGCTCGCTCGTCAACAACCTCTCCATTTCCTCGGGTCCGCAGGCCATCATCAACGATGACCGCTGCCGGCCCGAGGAGAACACCGACGAGCTGTTCCCGTGGAAGCGCTGGCACGTCACCAACGATCCGGTCGGCAACAACGCGAAGCCGCCGGTCGAGTTCTTCCAGCCGCAGTCGAACGCCCAGGATCTGCTGACCGTCTTCAAGGCTTTCGTCGATCTCTCGGACGACGTCTCCGCGATCCCGAAATATGTCGGCGGCGAAGCCTCGGGCGGCGCCGGCCGCACGGCCTCCGGCCTTGCCATGCTGATGGGCAACGCCAGCAAGATCCTGCAGACGGTTGCTGCCAATATCGACCGCGACATCTTCGAGGTCGCGCTCCAGCAGCTCGCCGACCTGATCCTGCTATCCGACACGACCGGCATACTAACCGGCGAGGAGAACATCTCGGTCCAGGGTGTGAACGTTGCCGTCCAGCGCGAGACGCAGCGCCAGAGGCAGCTCGAGTTCCTCCAGCACACCAACAACCCGACCGACATGCAGATCATGGGCATCGCCGGACGCGGCGCCGTGCTGCGCGCGGTGTCACAGACCATCGGGCTCGACGGCGA